GTTTTCTAGACAGAACTATCTCCGAGCAATTGACTGTCGGAGGTACCGATCTGTATATTCACAAGTATTTGGGTCCGCAGACGGGTAATACGTCTACTGACTTCACTCAGCCCAATTATGATGAATTAAATCCGCTAAACATTCAAGACTTGCTATTCCTAGAGAACCGTGATAGAGTATATGATAAGAACATCTATCGTTTACGTGGTCACTATAATGTTCAGAATCTAGACTTTGACTTAAGCCAATTTGGTTTGTTCCTGAATAATGATATAATCTTTATCACTGTCCACTATAATGATATGATAGACATTGTAGGTAGAAAATTGATGGTCGGTGACGTACTGGAGCTGCCGCACTTGCTAGACTACAATCCTCTTAATGAGACTATTCCAGTCGCATTAAAGAGATTCTATCAGATTACAGATACAAACTATGCAAGTGAGGGCTTTACGCAAACTTGGTATCCACATCTATGGCGTATCAAGTGCGAACCACTAGTCAATAGTGAAGAATTTAGCGACATTCTCAAAGAACCAATCAACCAAGACAACTATCTCGGTGATTGGGATAGGGACAAAACATATCCGCCGGGCTACACAATTAACTTTGGTGATAAGCTCTATGAATCTATCATCGAGGTCCCGGCGGGTGTCACTCCACCTAATCCAACATATTGGAGACCGATTGAGAATGGCAACCTTGCTGATATTCTATCAACATATAATAAAAATATAGCAATCAACAACGCACAGCTTGAAGAGGCTAGTCGTTTAGTACCCAAAGCAGGATACGATACAAGCAAGCTCTATATTGTGCCTACTTACGGTAGATATAAAGCTAACAACGTATTGTCTGATCAAACCAATCAGCCTGCTCCGCCTGTTGACGTAATCACTTCAAGCAATACAGGTACTGCGGTTCCCGTAGAAGGAACTGTCGTGTTTATGCGTAGCTCAAAGTATAAAAATCCTAGCGTCGGCATCAAAATCAAAAAAGAAGCACTACAAAGTATTTGGGACATGACCGCCGACATGGATCATTTTGAAGACAAACTTGACAAATTCGTTCAAGCTAGTTTGAATATGGTAGAAGAAGCACCTGTTCTCACTGAGAGTGGCTCTGGGTCTGTGGAAACTACTAAATCATTAGCCGTGCAATCATTGGGTGTAATCACAGGTCCATATGGTACTGCTGATAACACCTACGCAACAGCAGATCAAAATCCAGAACTGCCAGGCTTCACCGGTGACATAACACAAAACATGGACTATCGTGCAGACTGCGATCCCGGATTCCAGTATATCACTAGAGCAAGTCCAAGAACGTTTGGATACAGTACAGGTTATCTGACAGGTGACGGCGAAGCACCAAATGGTTTCCCTGTAGGTGCTGGTATTGCTTTCCCACAAAATCCACAAGTAGGTGACTATTTCTTACGCATTGATTATATGCCGCAATTACTCTATCGTTGGGACGGCAAGTTATGGATTCGTATAAGTGAAAATGTAAGAACTGATACTGGATTTACTGCTCAAGATACATCACTGCTGTCAGGCTTTATTAACAACCAGGGTGAAATCTATCTAAATAACAGTGAAGAAGTTGTTCCTCAAGCACAACCACTATCGTCTGTGTTGCGACCTGCTCTTGACCCAGTACCCCCGGAAGTATAATAGATGGCCCAGTATTTTTATGACAATCAAATAAGAAGGTTCTTAATTCAGTTTGCTAAAATCTTTAGTAACTGGTACGTAACTAAGGGCAAAGACCCAAATGGTAACGACATTCTTCTTCGTGTGCCAATTATGTATGGTGACGCAAGCAGACAAGCAAGTACTATCATTGCTAACAACAGTGCGAGTAACTTGCCCTCTGCACCAATGATTACTTACTATATCAGTGGACTAGAGTATAATCAAAAATGGACTCAAGATCCAACATTCGTTGATAAGGTTAATGTTCGTCAACGAGCATATAATCAAGATACTCAAAGCTATGAGACAACACAAGGACAAGCATTCACTGTTGAAAGACTAATGCCAGTTCCATATACACTACGAATCACTGTTGATTTTTGGACTACTAACTACAATCAAAAGTTAGAAATCATCGAACAATTAGGTACGTTATTCAATCCAGCATTAGAACTGCAAAGTACTGATAACTTCGTTGACTGGACTTCTTTGAGTGCAGTATTCCAAGATGGCATCACTTTTACTAGCAGACAGATTCCTCAGGGAACAGGCAATCCAATTGATGTTATGACTTGGAAGTTCTACATGCCTATATGGCTCACCACTGCTAGTAAGCTCAAGAAGATGGGTGTCATTCACAAAGTTATTGCTAGTATCTTTAAGGGTACAGCACTTGATGATATTCAAGATGAAGATTTGTTACTAGGCACTAGACAAAAGATTAGTCCTTATGGTTACAAATTACTTTTGATTGGAAATCAATTACAACTATTGCCGCAAGCTACTGCATTTTACCCACCCAATAGCTCACTAGAACAGCCAGTGACTCCTAATACGGATTTGTACTGGACTAGCTTGTTGAACGTCTATGGAGCAATCAAACCAGGTATCAGTCAGATTTGGCTACAGAATCCATATATGGACGATGATATTGTTGGTACAATTGTGCCTAATCCAGTTGATGATAGATTCTTAATCTACAACATTGACCCTGACACTCTACCGCAAAACACACTAGACCCAATTAACGCAATCATCAATCCTCAGTTGACAGGACCTAATGCTGGATTGCCCGGCCCTACTCCCGGAGTAAGATATCTTATCGTTGAGAACATAGGGTATGACGAAGATTCTACTGTTGCTTGGGGTGGCTTAGTTGCGGCAGCTAACGATATCATAGAATATAATGCTAGTTCTAATCAATGGGAAGTATCATTTAGTGCAGATGAGGCCACTACAGTACAATTTGTGACTAACTTGACTACAACTATTCAATATAGATACGTTCCTAACGAGGGTATGTGGGTCAAGTCATATGAAGGATGGTATGGGGAAGGCGATTATAGTATCGTTATCTAATATGTCCAAACAAGCAGCCGGCGTTTTCTTTTATAGTTCAGTAACAAATAGTTTTCTATACTTATTGAGAAGTGACAAACAAACTCCTATGTGGAGTATCCCTGGTGGCGGAATAGAGAATGATGAAACTCTAGCTGACGGGATAAAAAGAGAATGTTTTGAAGAAATGCAATTTGACATTTCTGAACTAAAGATCATTCCTATTCAAAAATTCGTGAACGGAAACTTCACTTATCATACATTTTTCTGTCAAATTGAAGAAGAATTTATTCCTAAACTAAATCACGAACACGTAGGCTATGCGTGGGTAAAGTCTGGTCTATATCCTAAACCACTACACCCTGGATTATTTTCTACTGTGAATATTGATATTGTGATTGAAAAGTTAAACAGTCTTACTTGATTATATACCAAGAAAAGCCGATAGTGTAGGCCAACCCATAGCGCCAGCTAATACGCCTGCTCCCATAAGCATCCAGCGCCATTTTTCAAACGAAGCAATTTTCTCGTTTACTTCGTCGTGTTGCTTTTTATTTTCTTCTTGGAACTCTTTGATAAGGTTGTGCGTAGCTTCTGTTTGATTGTCAATGTGAGTTGTCAAGTCCTTCAGGCCAGTTTTGATATCGTCACATTTTTCATTGAGATATCCATACTGTACCTGAAGGACCGCAATTTCGGTCTCAGTCTGCTTAAGTTTTTGAACTGCTGAAGCCTGAGCCATAGTTTATTCCTTATGCGTTGCCGATTTGTACAAGCGGATAAGGCTGTGCGTTTCCAGCATCAGCAGCGGCTGCATTATTGAATGTAGCGAATGCTGGTGCAGCGTTCGGGAACACAATGTTACCTGTTGCAACTGGACCTGATGTTGCAGTGAACAATTCACCAGTGTGATCGCTCAAGCTCTGAACCTTAACAGTTGAGCTATTTGCATAAGTTGCAGTGATTGTCATTGTGTTTGGAAGCATCGCAGTGTTTGCTACGTTTGCAGTGAATGCCTGACCAACAAGACCTGATGTACTACCCTGGACAAGATACTTCTGCTTGCCCTTTTGACGAACAATGTAGCCTGCTTCTGGAGTTGCATAAATGAACGATGCTCCTGCGATATTAGCAGTTGCATTAGCAGTTAAGAGTGTTGTATCTTGGGTTGCGTCAGGAGTGCCCGTAGCATTTGATAGATCAACTTCAGGACCAGCAACTGTTGTTGAAACAGTGAATGCAGATGCGTTAGCAATTGCCTTAACAAAATATGTAGTACCGGCTACTAAGCCGCCTAAGTTAGCACTGAATGCTACTGGGAGATTTGCATATAATGTTTGTGCATTACCTGAAGTACCGATGATGTTTCCTGTGTTTTGTGTATTAGCTACTGCAACAGTAGTCACACCAGTGGCAGTATCAACATAACCTAATGTTACCGGAGTACCGTTAGCTGCAATATACTGAATCACTGAAGCAGCAGCAATATTTGCTAAATCAGTACCTAAGCCACCAACAACATTGCTACCGTCAGAGCCATAAAGCGTACCTGTACCAGTCTGACCAAGTGCAACATTGCAAAGTACTTGCTTACCGTATTGTGCAGTGTTACCACCGACTACTGAGTAAGTGTTTGCGTTTGTTGCTGGCCATTGTGGTCCTAGTGGATTGTTGAAATACATATCAACAGGAGCATCAGTAGTTGCAATAGTTTGACCTGAAGTAGATGACAAGTCAACCTTAGTTGAATTTGGGTTAGCGTTTAGTGGAGTTGCAGAAACAGTAAATGTACTGTTTGAGCCAGCATTTACTACTTGAAGAATCCAGTAGAGTGTGCCAGCAATTAGTCCGCCAACGTTAGATGCGGTTACGAATGGCATACCTGCAATGATGCCGAGATTAGTGAAGTTTGCTGAAGTTGTTACGATATCCGTTGCAGCAGCAGTTGCAGTAATAGTAATGACTGCCTGTGATTTGGCAATTTTTAGTGGTCTACCCATTTGTTTTCTCCTTTGAAAAGCGAGTTCTAGTCGCTACGCAGTGGGGACTGCATAAGTTCTCCTCATTGAGAACGTTACAATGTATTTAGCTTTATTGCAAAATTATTCGGTTCCTGTAACAGCATGTGGCATACCTAATTCTGTTACTGAGAATACAGCAGCAGTACCATTTGCATTAATATAAGCAAGATAGTTGCCCTGACCAACAATATAACTATTGTCTACTGAGTTGGCAGGAATGATTTCGCAGGCTGTAAGATTTGCAGTAACAGCACTATTGCCAACATTAACTGCAATAGCAGAACCGGTAGTTGCAATTCTCACTTTGTCTGTTGCAAGTGGTCCTATTCTTGCGCTTGAACTGCCTGGTGTTTGAATGAATGATGCCATTTTATTATCCTTATAGTCTTCCAACAGCGACTTCGATTACGCCTTCGTAACCGTCAAAGTCTTGTAATGCTTTACCAATAACTGTACCCATAGACGGGAATTGATTTGGTCTTGCGAATCCGTTACCGCCTGAAATGAGCATATCGCCTTTGTTGATCTTTCCGCGAACTTTACACGGTACACGACCCTGTAGTGCGATTGCAGTCAATAGTCCTGGGCAGGTAGAGTTCATTACATATGCAGGGTTAGTAGAAACTACTCCGGCTACTTTGCTTGTGCCGTCATCTGCTATAGTAACTTCTTTTTCTCCACCAAACATCAACACAGTGCCTGGCTCGTATCTTTCATCAGCTTCATAATATTCTGCAAGGTCAGCGTATGTAGCTTCCATTCTAGAACCGGCAGTTAGCGTCCAGTTACCTGTAATCGAGCCGGGAATAGTGTTTGCCCCGGTTGTCAGTATAGGGGTGAGGACACTAGCTGCACCAACAGTACCTGAGTTAGCATATACATTGCCTGATGTAACATTTCCGGTTACATTCAAGCTTGTAAGAGTACCAACGCTTGTAATATTAGGCTGTGCTGCGGTTGTTACCGTGCCTGCGGTAGTTGCAGCAGTAGCAGTTGTTGCGCTTCCTGCGCTTGTTGCCGTTGTTGCGCTTCCTGCGCTTGTTGCGAAAGTTGCATTAGCTACAGTACCAGTAACATTAGCCCCTGTGATTGATCCTAGTGTAGAGCCATTACCAATAAAGAAGTTAGCAGAAATATTACCGCTTGCGTCTCTAAGTGCAATAGTTGCTGCGGTTGCTGCACTAGCTGAGTTATACCCATCCAACAAATCAGCGTTTAAATTAGCCACTAATGTTGTTGATGAGACAACTAAGGGAGCAGTACCTGTCGCTACAGTTGAAATCAACTGACCAGTTACGTTAGCATTACCGGCAGTTACATTACCTGTAACAGCAAGAGAACTTAATGTGCCTACTGAAGTAATATTGGGCTGTGCTGCTGTTGTTACTGTGCCTGCAGTGGTTGCAGAAGTAACACTAATTGCATAGCTACCAGTAAGTCTTGCTGTAGGGACTGTACCACTTGATAAATTGCTTGCATTAATCTCAGACAATCCACTAGCATTACCAGTAAACACGCCTGTGTTAGCAGTAATATTAACACCGGTTATAGTTCCGTTGACGCCCAATGATGTTAGTGTGCCTAAGCTAGTAACGTTTGGCTGTGCGGCTGTTGTCAGTGTACCTGTAAATAAAGTAGACGTTAATGCCCCTGTAGCAGCATTGAATGAGATATTTGCATTAGCACCTAATGCACGATTTCCGGTTGCGCTGCTGCTTACAAATGTTGGGAAGAAAGTTCCGGTAGTTTGATTAGTGACAACGCTAAAGTCACTGACATTAGCATAATTAACACTTAAGTTAGCAACTCGTGTAGTACTTGTGACTGTTAGTGGTGCAGTGCCTGTTGCGACATTTGATATCAATTGAGGTGCGTTTATCACACCGGTTGCGTTGACATTTCCTGTATTAACATTTCCGGTAGCAGTTAACGTCTTTGGTGAGGCACTAGCATTCCAAATTAAATCTGCATCAGCAGCTAATATGCCACCGCCATAATATTGAATTGCCCCTTCAGTTCCTGCTGCTGCGGATGAACCTCCGCCGCCACTGATTGTAGCAATAGCTCTACCACCTGTAGCATAAACATTAGCACCCGTCAATGTTGCCGTTACTAGAGGCTTAATGTCACCAGCAGTGCCATTTGCTAGTAGTGTTGCTGAAACGGTAATTGAAGTGCCGGTTGGTTTAGTTTTAACATAATATGGTGTGTTGTTCTCTAGTGAACTAATTCCTAAGTCACCCAAAAATTCTACTTCTTGGTTCAGTGAAAACAGTGACGAGTCACCTACTGTAATGACGTTAGTAGATGCAGTAGTGCTTGCGGCAGAAGTAAATGCGTAAGTAGAAAATCCAGTAGAGTTAATTGGTCCAGACAAGTCTGAGTTAGCATAAAGAGAAAACGTATTAGCAGTTAATACATTTGCATAATATGTATTACCGTTAAGTTGCGTCATTCCCTGTGCGCCGGTAATAGTAATTCTTGTTCCGTCAGTAAAGAAGTTATCTTGAGTGGTTGTTACAACCGCTGGATTAGCTTTTGTTACATTTTGAATGAAAGATATGATACTGGATTTAGGAGTCCATGATAGGTTGCCTAATCCATCAGTTTCAAGAACGTAGCCAATTGCGCCGCCTGAAATCTTGACATTAGAAACTTCACCTAAGTTAATCAGTCCGCCTGCGTTTCCACCTCTGTTTACCCAGTTGTTTCCGTCATACGCTAAAACTTGCCCGTCAGCAACAGTGATGTTGCTGATATTCAAGTTACCTACCGAACCGTTAATCTGATCAAAATTTATCTGAGAGTAGGAAGTAAGAACTTCAATGTTTTCGTTGGGAGTGGTTTTACCAATAAAAAGTTGTTTAGTATCAGAAGCCCAGCCGAACTCAGCTTCATCTAATTGAGGCAGGTCTACGATATTACCCGAACGCTGCTGTATTTTTGAGATTTGAATAATGCTCATAAGTGTAATCTTTACCTATCCGATTACACTTATTTATGCTTCACGCTTTATAAACTCTATAGGAACTTAGTGTAGTATTCCTCTACTCGTTTCCACCAGCGGTCTGACCACTCATCAAACTCGTTGCCTTCAACAATGAACTCCTGATACTCATTTGCAGCACTGCACATAAGGATTACACCCTTGCGTATCTTAGTACCGTATACTTCGTTATGAGCGTTTGCATATGCAGTTAACTGTAGGAAATAGTCTTCAATCCATTCACGCTTCTTAGGCTTGTTAGTCTGCTTGAAGTCAAGGATTGCTTCGTCGCTATTGTGTAGACCAACTAAGTCTGTGGTCCCAGCATAAATTTTAGGAAAATATAGAGATACTTCCGTGCCCCAGAACTCGGGGCAGTTGGATAAGCCTTGAGATATGATT